TGTGCGTAACAATACTGAGTCGTTAGGCAAGCTTAAGGGTAAGATTGAATTAGTGGAACAGGAAGCGCGCCTCAAATATCAGGCCATACAGGAACAGACTCAGCTTGAGATTAAGAACTTGGCAAGAAGTGTTGCTGAGCTATCAGAAGCAGTAAAACAATTAATAATAAATAGATAATGGCACCTGCAAAATTTATTGGCGAGCTTTTCAAGTCTCGCGACACAATGCACATCGCACACCTTCATACGACATCATTCGCTGAACATAAAGCGCTTAATGCGTACTATGACAAAATTCTTGACCTTACTGACTCTTTTACAGAGAAGTATTTCGGAGCAAATAAACGTGTTGAGTTTGTTATTCCTGAGTCAAAAAACGAAGGAGCTGTTGAACACATGAAACGAATGGCTAAGCTTATCGAGGCAGAGCGTGATAACTACTCATCTGACCTTCAGAATATCATGGACGAGATGCTTGGTCTTGTACACGAGACAATGTACCTATTAACATTGGTATAGTGAAGAAATTCATCGTTCAGATATTTACTGATGAGTCAGGAGTATACTCATCAAAGAGATTTGTAGGTATACTATGTTCAGTTTCGTTAGTTGCATCGCTTATTATTAATGCATTCGTTGGACATGAATTTGATAAGTCAAGCTCAATTGTTAACTCCGTAGCGCTGTTAGCATTTGGAGCATTAGGTTTAACTTCAGTTGATAAATGGAGCAAAAGAAAATGACACCAATTTTAGAAAAATACGTTGCCTTCACTAAAAAATGGGAAGGCGGACTAAGCAGAGATACATCTGACTCAGCAAGCTCTTACCCATGTCCTACTAAACACGATGGTAAGTCAGGTTGGCATACTAATGCAGGTATTACATATGCTGCATGGGTACAGTACTTTGGTAAAGATAATGATGAGCGTTTCTTTCTAATGGCACCTGAGGATTGGTTCAAGGTATTCAAGAAGGGATATTGGGACGGAGTTAAAGGTGATTTATTTTTGTCACAAAATATTGCAATAATTGTGACAGGAGTTGCATGGGGGAGCGGTGTAAAACAAGCCGGAATGACGCTTCAACGTGCTATACTAAATTGCGGAGTTGTGGTAGATAAAGATGGGATAATCGGAAAAAATACGATTAACGCTGCAAATTCTATCAATCCAACAAAGTTATTTGATGCAATTACAGACGAGAGAGAAAGATTCTTCAAGGCTATCGGGAGACCGGGTTCTAAGAATGCAAAGTTCCTCAAGGGATGGCTTAATCGTTTGGCAGACTATCGTAAAACCTTTAGGCCATGATGTATACTCAGAGCTGTACACACGACGTAAAAATTACCTATACCTATGAGAAATAAATTAGCAGGAACTAAGACAGGTAAGTCTAGGAGCGCACGCTTCTATCAAGAAAATCCTGAAGCCCGTCAGAAGAAGATGGAGTACGACAAGGACTATCAGGATAGCGATAGTCGCAAGAAGTACCGTGCTGAGCTCAATAAGATAAACAGAGAGAAGGGAACCTACGGTAACGGTGACGGGAAGGACGTAGCACATAAGACAAAGACAAAGACACGTATGCAGTCTCAGTCTAAGAACCGCGCTGATAAGAAGCGCTCATTTTTTAAATAATGAAACAAATTGCACTCATTTTTGTTACGATGCACCTGTTATTCTCGTGCTCGCTAAGCTACCATCTTAATAAGGCTATTAAGAAGGGGTACCGATGTGATGAGATTAGTGATACAATTAAGATATCTTCAATAGACTCATTTCCTGTCATTGTACACGACTCAATTGTTTGGGAGAAGATATCTATCCAAAAAGATACAATCGTTCGTTACAAGACATCTTATGTACCCAAAACGAGGATTGAGTACAGAATGGACCTACGCAGGTTTAATGACAGTATGAAGTATATCAAAAATATGTACTCTGACTCATTAGATGCAGCTATTAAAATCAATAAGCAAGAGTCTAAGGTAACTATAAAGACTCGGCCAAAGAAACGCTCTAATCTATTTCTATTAGGGTTATCAGTAGGTATAATTTTAACTCTAATAACAAAGTATGCAGTTAATCAAGCACTCAAAAAATTTACACGAATTAATTTTTAAGGAAGACGATGTAAAGATAGCCATGCTATCAGACATCCATTGGGACAATCCTAAGTGTGATTGGGACCTACTAAAGGCCCATATGGACTACTTCAAGAAGCATGATATTAAGGTCATGATAAATGGAGACTTCTTCTGTCTTATGCAGGGTCGCGGAGATAATAGACGCAACAAGTCTGACATCCGTCCGGAGCACAATAACTATAAGTACCTAGATTCAATTGTCGAGACAGCTGTAGAGTGGTGGGCTCCTTATGCTGATATATTAACCGTTATTGGATACGGTAACCACGAGACAGGAGTAATTAAGTGGCAGGAGACTGATATCTTAAGACGCTTTGTTGACCTATTGAACATTAAGACAGGAGCTAACGTACAGACCGGAGGGTATGGTGGATGGCTAATCATAAAGATTGGTACTAGAACGATGGTTACGTATAAAGTAAAGTATTTCCATGGCTCAGGTGGTGGTGGAATAGTTACAAAGGGAGCTATCAACCTTACACGTGCGCTTGAGATGTATGAGGATTTTGACGTATTTACTATGGGTCACATTCACGAGAACGCATCAAGGAATGACGTGCGTGATATGATTTCACATAACTCTTCACAGGGGTATAGAGCTGTTCAGCGTCAGATACACTTAATGCTTACAGGAACTTATAAGGAAGAGTATGAGGACGGGTCAAAAGGATGGCACGTTGAGAGAGGTGCTCCACCAAAACCATTAGGTGGACGTATTCTGCACCTCAAGAACCATCGTATTGTTAAAGATGGTACGGATAGGATTGAGAAATCAATTGATTCAATGAAAATAATTATCTAATAAATTGTATCTTTGTAAAAATTAAATGAAATGAAAACAGTAAAAATGAACCCTGAAAAGGGAGTCTTTATGACGAAAGAAGAGTTAGAAAAGACACAAGGAGTGCACGGTGAGTTCAATAAGATGAAGCTTCAGCTTGCTGACATTGAACTTCAGAAGCACGGATTGATTAGAGCAATTGACATGTTACGCATGGAGTTCTCGAGTCATGAAAAGTTATTAATGGATAAATATGGCGAGGACGCTGTAATTAACGTCCAAACCGGAGAGGTTACTAAAAAATAAGACATGAAGATTAGCGGATATGCGATTGATTCAACACCTAACTTAAGTGATAAAGTTATTGGTACTGATGTGGATAATATGAATGCCACAAAGAACTTTACCATTGGACAAATTTTAAACTTAGGAGTATCAGGTGGTTTATTTGTTCCTTACACAGGCGCTACAAATGACGTTGATTTAGGATTGAATAATATCAGGTCCGCTGCTTTCATAAAAGATGGAGGTACAGCATCTCAGTTCTTAAAAGCTGACGGTACAGTAGATAGCAACTCTTATTTAACTGCAGGAAACATTCAGTTTACTCAAGTATTAAACGGTTTCTCAACAGTTGCTCAGGCACCATCAGCTCTTAACACACCTTTAATCGTTAGCTTTGGCGCGGCACAAGGAAGTCCTTCGACTGATGTTGAATTGCAAGCAGGCGGTAAAGTTATTTTTAATAGAGCGGGTGCATACTTTGTAAATGCATACGGAAATGTTGAGCGTCAAGGCTCATCAGGAGGAGTATCTGTACTTTTATTCCGTGCAGTTTTAAATGGAACTCAGATATCTACAACAAAAGGATTTCACTTAGATACTCCGAGTCTACCAACTCCATATGAGGTTACAATTCCATTTCAAGCTAACGCAGGTGATGTATTACAGTTTGAGATTATGCGTGACTCATCAGGAACTAATGCAGGGGGTGTTTACCCGCATACAAATCTAGGTGGTTGGTCTAACGTACCATCTACTCAAGTCCAAATTTGGAAAGTAAATTAAATTAAATCAAGATGTACATCAGGAAGATATCAGTTGGTCCCGATTACAAGGGTGGCGCAATGCACTATATCGTAGGTCAAAAGGTCTTAGGTGATACCCAAGAAATTCATCTCATTAAGTATGATGATGACAGGATGTCAATTAAGATTTATATTCAGAACGATAAAGGCGAAGTAGTCCTTTGGAAAGAGTTCAACAATACCATTCCGGTGGCCATTGAGTATAACGTAAATATATAATGCAATCTCCATTTTACTTTATAGTAAAACCAATAGAAGGCAAGAGATATAACAACACAAAGGAAGTAGGAGGAATTGAGCTAATCATCAGCACATCTGAGGAGGACTTCCGATTCTCTAACCGAATGGCAGAGGTAATAGAACTGCCAATAGACTATAGTGGTCCTATCACAGTTGGTGACACGTTACTTGTGCACCATAATGTATTCAAGTTCTATAACGACATGAGGGGAAGAAGGAAGAGCGGAAAAAGCTTTTTCAAAGAAGACCTATTCTTTATTGAGCCTGACCAATTCTTTTTATATAGCCACAACGACAATTGGTTTGCACACGACAGATACTGTTTTGTCAAGCCTATTCCTGCTATCGAGACTTATATAAGCAAACCATTTAGCGAAGAGCCATTAATGGGTCAGATGAAGTACCCTAACAAGTATCTAATGTCTGAGGGAATTATGCCCGGGGATATTGTGTGCTTTAAGCCTGACAGCGAGTATGAGTTTGAGGTAGATGGAGAGAAGTTGTATCGAATGTATGACCATCAAATTACAATCAAGCTATGACAGCAACAGAACTAAGACTAAAGATTATTGAGGCCGGATATAAGGCGGTTGAGCAACTAATCAAGGTTGCCAAAGAGGATATCATTAAGATTGATGCTGAAGACGACCTAGCTGCGGATAAATTAAAGAATGCTGCCGCGTCAAAGCGTTTAGCTATATTTGATGCATTCGATATCCTTAATCGTATTGAAACTGAAAAAACAAGCTTACAAGAAATAGCAGATGGACCATCAAGTGTTGACACCAAAAAAGGATTTGCAGAGCGACGCGCAAAATAATCTATACCGCGTTCTTGAAAATCATGTTCCCAAGCAGGTACTGAACCAAAAGAACAGGAACCGTAGTTGGGAGTATGGATATAATGACCAACACGATATGATTATTATATCGAAGACAGGTCAGATTGGAGAAGTTGTCAACATCTCAGGGATTAATATTGCACTACCATTAGCTCCTAAAGAGTGTTCTCAAAGACACTCAAAAGCATCAGAGCAATATTGGGAGAGACAGGACCTTCCTCAGCAGCTATCAAAGATACAGTCTATATTTCAGTGGCATGATATGCCTAAGGAATTTAAGATTAGATATGTTGACTACATTGAAGAAGAGTTCGATAGAAGAGAGAATGGGACTTGGTTCATGAACAATGGTGTGCCTACCTACATAACAGGTGCTCACTATATGTACCTTCAGTGGGCTAAGATTGACGTCGGGTTCCCTGACTTCCGTGAGGCAAACAGAATACTATATATATTTTGGGAGGCAGCTCGTGCTGACTACAGGTCATTCGGAATAATCTACCTAAAGATACGTCGTTCAGGGTTCTCGTTTATGACCTCATCGGAGTGTGTAAACATAGGAACTCTTGCAAAAGATGCAAGGGTTGGAATCCTATCTAAGACAGGTTCTGATGCCAAGAAGATGTTTACAGATAAGGTTGTTCCAATCAGCTCTAACCTACCTTTCTTTTTCAAACCTGTTCAGGACGGTATGGATAAGCCTAAGACAGAGCTTGCATATCGTGTCCCCGCATCTAAGATTACCAAGAAGAACATGTCAGACATTGATTCGGACGAGGTTGAAGGATTAGATACTACAATAGATTGGAAGAACACAGAGGACAACAGCTACGATGGTGAGAAGTTACTTATGTTAGCTCATGACGAGAGTGGTAAATGGATTAAACCGAATAACATCCTAAACAATTGGCGCGTAACAAAGACTTGCCTGCGTTTGGGTTCTAAG